AGATGTCACCATCGATCTTGGATTCGATTTATTCAAAAAAGAACGGGTAAGAATTGCAGGAGTTGATACTCCAGAGAAGAGAACAAGAAATTTAGAAGAGAAGGCATTAGGAATAGATGCTACAAACTGGTTAAAGAAAAAATTAGAAGATACTATTGCAGGTGATGGAGATGAACTCACTGTTAGAACAGAACTTGTTGGTGGGACTGGGAAGTATGGCAGGCTTCTTGGTTGGCTCTATATTAACGAGGATACTATTTCATTAAATGAGCAGATGATTACCGAAGGGTATGCTCATGCTTACGATGGTGGAACCAAGGATATGAACCTTGAGAAACTACGTGAGATACGTAGAGCACATGGAACTTTGATTGCAGGATAATGGGAGTCGCACAAGAACAATATCTAGGTAATCCTAATCTTAAGAAAGCTAACGTAACAGAAGAGTTTTCTAAGAAAGAAATTGCTGAGTATTTAAAGTGTGCAAACGATCCAGTATATTTTATTGCAAATTATATTCAAATTGTTTCACTAGATAAGGGACTTGTCCCTTTTGATATGTACCATTTCCAAGAGGACATGGTAAAAAAATTTCACAGCGAAAGATTTAACATAGCAAAATTACCAAGACAGTCTGGTAAATCAACTATTGTGACTTCATATCTGTTGTGGTATGTACTTTTTAATGCAAATGTCAACGTCGCAATCCTCGCAAACAAAGCAGCCACTGCAAGAGAAATGTTGGGTCGCCTACAACTTTCTTATGAGAATCTCCCAAAATGGTTGCAACAGGGTATTCTCGGTTGGAACAAAGGGTCACTCGAATTGGAGAACGGAAGTAAAATCCTCGCTGCTTCTACATCTGCTAGTGCTGTTCGCGGTATGTCCTTTAACGTTATATTTCTGGACGAATTCGCGTTTGTTCCGAATCATATTGCTGACCAGTTTTTCAGTTCTGTCTATCCTACTATATCTTCTGGTAAATCAACAAAAGTTATTATCATATCTACCCCTCACGGGATGAATATGTTCTACAAACTTTGGCATGATGCAGAGCGTGGAACGAATGAATATAATCCTACAGAAGTACATTGGTCTGAGATACCTGGTAGAGATGATGCATGGAAAGAACAAACTATACGAAATACATCAGAACAACAGTTTAGAGTTGAGTTTGAATGTGAGTTCTTAGGATCTGTTGATACTCTTATTAGTCCATCTAAATTGAGAGTAATGCCATATCATGATCCTATAGTAGAGAAGAAAGGTTTAGCAGTATTTGAACATGCACAACCAGAACATAATTACATTATAACTGTTGATGTTAGTAGAGGAGTTGGTGGAGATTATTCTGCATTTACAGTAATAGATACAACTGAATTACCATATAAGATGGTAGCAAGATATAAGAATAATGAAATTAAACCTATTGTATTACCTAATATTGTTATAGATGTTGCTAAGAATTATAATGCAGCATATATTTTATGTGAGGTAAATGATATAGGTGGACAGGTAGCAGATATTATTCAGTATGATTTAGAATATGAAAATCTACTTATGGCATCTATGAGAGGTAGAGCAGGTCAACAGTTAGGGCAAGGATTCTCAGGTAAGAAAACACAACTTGGTATTAAGATGAGTACTGCTGTTAAACAAGTTGGGTGTTCTAATCTTAAAGCATTACTAGAAGAAGATAAGTTAGTTATAGAAGATTATGATACTATTGCAGAGTTAACAACCTTTATTCAAAAGGGTAATAGTTTCCAAGCAGAAGAAGGATGTAATGATGACCTTGCTATGTGTTTAGTTATTTTTGGTTGGATGGCTATGCAACCTTTCTTTAAAGAAATGCATGATAATGATGTTCGTGCGCGGATATATGAAGCACAGAAAGAATCAATAGAACAAGATATGGCACCGTTTGGTTTTGTATCTGATGGATTGGAAGCAGATCAATTTGTAGATGCTCAAGGAGATGTTTGGCAGGTCGCGGAGTATGGTGATAAGTCTTACATGTGGGACTACAGGTGACGTTTGAAAAATATAAATAATCTTAGACAACCGATAAGGCATTCTAGGAGTATATAAACATGGCAGCCAATCAATTATCGCCAGGTGTAGTAGTACAGGAGAGAGACCTGACCACTATTACAACCCTGTCAACAGCAAACGTGGGTGTGATTGCTGCACCTTTTGAATTAGGACCTGTTGAAGAGATAGTACAAATTTCAAACGAAAGGGGACTCGTTGAGCGTTTCGGAAAACCAAATGAAAATAACTTTGAGTATTGGTTCTCTGCTGCTCAGTTCCTATCATACGGAGGTGTTCTTAAGACAATCCGTGTTACGTCAACATCGCTAAAGAATGCAGTTGACTCTGGTACTGCTCCTCTAATTAAGAATTTACAAGATTATGAAACCACTTATGAAGGTGCAAATAATAACTTCAAGTGGGCTGCTAGAACTGCTGGATCCAAAGGTAATTCAATTGGTATATTCGTAACTGATGCTGGTGCAGATCAAATTGCTGTCATCCCTGCTCCTGGTTCAGGTAACGAGTATGAGTTTGTTGCTGATGCTGCGGTAAGTGCCTCTGGTGGTGCTGCTGGTAAAGTATTTAAGTATAGTATAGTTCTAACAGTAACAACAGTTGTTGGTGATTTCACTCCTGGTGTTTCTACTACAATCGGTATTGGTGGATCTAATGAGGCTGTAACAGTTGAAGCATGGGATCCTGCTAATAAGAAACTTGAGGTTTCACTACCTAGTGGTGGTGTTACTGGTATTATTGCTGCTGCTCAAACAGTAACTCAAGGTTCTAACACATCTGTTATTGCTGCAAACGGTATTGAGCGTCGTCTTTATATTGGTAAGGACAAAGGAACTATAGATTTCGCTGCTGCTGATAGTGTTCAGGATACTAACTCAACTGCTGTTGCAATTAGTTCAGTAAGAACTGAGTATAACGAGCGTGAGTATCTTCCTGGTGTTAAATGGATTAACGTTGCTCCACGTCCAGGTACTTCACAGTTTGCATCTAATGCAGGTGGACATCGTGACGAATTACATATTGTTGTAGTTGACGTTGACGGTAAAGTTACTGGTACTGCTGGTTCAGTTCTTGAAAGATTTGTTAATGTCTCTAAAGCATCTGATGCTAAGACATCTGTTGGTGAGACTAACTACTATCCAGAAATAATTAAGCAACGTTCTGCTTATGTTTACTGGGCAGAGCATGAGACTACAGTCTTTAATGCAACTTCTACTCCTTCAGATGGAACATGGGGATTAAGTGCTACTGGTCGTCAGTTCAACTTACTTCGTTCTGCTGCAGGTTCACAAGATTATCCTGCTGGACGTACAACAATTGGTTCTGACAACAACGCAACATTCTACTACAGACTTGCTGATGGTGCTGACTATGCTGCTTCTGCTGGAGAGTATACAGTAACTAATGCTGACCTAGCAACTGCATATGGTCTTGTAGAAGATCCTGAGTCACAAACAATTGACTATATTCTTACTGGTCCTTCAGGAGCTGATGATGCTGCTGCTATCGCTAAGATTACTTCTCTAACTAATATTGTTGAAGAGCGTAGAGATTGCTTACTATTCGTTTCTCCTCGTAGAGGAAACGTTGTTGGTGTAAGTAATTCAACAACTGCTACTGATAACATAGTTAAGTTTATGGATCAGTTACCAAGTTCTTCTTACTCAGTATTTGATTCTGGATACAAGTATATCTACGACAAGTATAACGATGTATATCGTTACGTCCCAACTAACGGTGACACTGCTGGACTATGTTTACAAACAACAGAAGCTGCAGAACCTTGGTTCTCACCTGCTGGTTTCCAACGTGGTATTCTAAGAAATGCTATTAAACTAGCATTCTCACCTAACAAGACACAACGTGATACACTCTATGCAAATAGAATTAATCCAATTGTATCCTTCCCAGGTCAGGGTGTAGTACTATATGGAGACAAGACTGCTCTTGGATTTGCAAGTGCATTCGATAGAATTAACGTTCGTCGTTTGTTCCTTACAATTGAGCGTGTTATCTCTGGTGCTGCTAGATCACAGTTATTTGAGCAAAACGATGAAGCACAAAGAAGTCTCTTCTTGAACATCGTTGAACCTTATCTTCGTGACGTACAAGGTCGTCGTGGTGTAACTGACTTCTTAGTCAAGTGTGACAACGACAATAACCCACCTGAGGCAGTTGACCGTGGTGAGTTTTATGCGGAGATCTTTGTGAAACCAACCCGCACAATTAACTACATTACATTAACATTCGTTGCTACACGTACTGGTGTTGCATTTACTGAGGTTGCAAGTTAATAAATACTCTTGAGTTCGAGATGGATCAGAGACCCTACGGGGTCTCTTTTTCATGCTGAAAATTATCATTATTCTAAATAATATCGACGGAGTATTCTGATAATCAATCATGGCAAAAAGAGGAACAATTGACGATTTTAAAGCGAATGTCGCGTCAGACTTTGCACGTCCTAATTTATTCCAAGTAGATCTTTCATTCCCTCAGAAAATTATCAATAATGCATCTCTGATAAATCTAGGAAAGTTTACTGTTCGCGCAGCAAATTTACCTGCTTCTCAGATAGGTGTTATTGAAGTTCCATTTAGAGGAAGGGTTTTAAAGATTGCGGGAGACAGGACATTTGAACCTTGGACAATTACTATCCAGAACGATAGTGCATTTGCTCTAAGAAGCGCATTTGAATTATGGACATCCTCCATACAATCATATAACGAGAACTTTACTCAGGCTTCAGGACTAGGTAGTTCTGATGATGCTACTGGTTACTTCTCTGATATGCTTGTGCATCAACTTGCTAGAGATATTAAGGATGGAGAATCACCTAAGATCTTGAAATCTTATAAGTTCTATAACGTATTCCCATCTAGTATTGCTGCAATCGATCTTGATTATGGTAATAATGACGCAATCGAGGAATTCACAGTTGAACTTCAGACTCAATACTGGACTCCAGTTGATTCATCGCAGTTCTAGAAGTAGGCTAAATAAGACAGGACCAACAGTAAACGTTTAATTATAATGTCGCAACTCTTTGGATTTTCGCTAGAGAGAGCAAAGAAGGTTCCCAAGGGGCCTTCTTTTGTTCAGAAGGATAGTTTAGATGGATCGCAACCTATCGTAGGTGGCGGTTACTACGGCTACTCTGTTGATTTTGATGGTCAACTACGTAATGAATATGAATTAATTACCCGATACAGGGAAATGGTTTTACAACCAGAATGTGATAGTGCAGTTGATGATGTAGTCAACGAAACTATTTGTGGTAATTTTGAGGATGTACCTATTGCTGTAGAGTTATCAAACTTAAAGCAATCAGAAAAAATTAAGAAATTGATTAGAGATGAATTTGATGAGATTCTTAGACTATTAGATTTCGATAACAGATCATATGAGATCTTCCGACGCTGGTACGTGGACGGAAGACTTTTTTATCATAAGGTAATTGATCCAAAAAATCCTAGGGGTGGATTGGTTGAATTGCGTTATGTAGATCCTCGTAAGATCCGTAAGGTTACTGAGTACGAAGCAAAGAATCCTAATCAATTAAGAACTCAAGATCTTAACCAACAACTAACGCAATCAAGTGCTAGTTACTATCTGTATAATCCAAAAGGTTTACGGAATAGCACCAATCAGGGTATGAAGATTGCACCTGATTCTATTAGTTATTGTCACTCTGGTATACAGGATCTTAATAAAAACATGGTGCTATCGCACCTACACAAAGCAATTAAAGCAGTTAACCAACTGCGAATGATTGAAGACTCTCTTGTTATCTACAGATTATCAAGAGCACCAGAAAGAAGAATTTTCTATATTGATGTTGGTAATCTTCCGAAGAATAAAGCGGAGCAATACCTACGTGAAGTAATGGGTCGTTACAGAAACAAGCTTGTATACGATTCTCAAACAGGAGAAATTAAAGATGACAAGAAGTTCATGTCGATGCTCGAAGACTTCTGGCTCCCAAGACGTGAAGGTGGACGAGGTACTGAAATCACTACGCTCCCAGGTGGACAAAATCTTGGCGAACTTGAAGACGTAAAGTATTTCCAAAAGAAATTATACAAGTCACTTAACGTTCCTAACTCAAGACTAGAAACAGAAACTACATTTAACATCGGACGTGCTGCTGAAATCACACGTGATGAAGTTAAGTTCCAGAAATTTGTTGCACGTTTACGCAAGAGATTTGGGGAATTGTTCGTTGATCTTTTAAAAACACAATTAATTTTAAAAGGTATCTGTTCTATTGAAGAATGGGAAGAGATGAAGGAACATATCCAATTTGATTTTATTGCTGATAACTACTTCTCCGAACTTAAGGATATCGAAATCCGCAACGAAAGGATGAATGAAGTTAATCAGATGGATCCTTATGTTGGTAAGTACTTCTCTATAGAACATATACGTCGTCATGTTCTTAAGCAGACAGATGTAGAAATGGAAGAGATAGATAAACAGATTGAACAAGAGATGGAACAAGGACTCATTACTGATCCAGCGATGGAAATGGAAATGGGTATGGAAGCAGGTGGTGATCCAATGGGTGGAGGACTACCAGGAAATGGAGCTGCACCCGACCCAAAGGGTGAAGTTTCTGCCGCAGATCAGCGCAGAGGCGAATTTTGATAAATAAATATTAAAGTGGGAATTATTATGCCTAGTGAAATTGCTAATAAAATAGTAGATCATATTTTTGGAGACGAGAAAGCGAAAGCAATCGATGCTACAAATGATGCTTTGAGCGCAGCTTCTTATGATGCGATCCAAGCAAAGAAAATTGACTTTGCCAAACAGTGGGGTTTTAATCCTGATGAAACAGGACAAGCCGTTGCTGATGAACTTGCTGATAAAGCTACGGATGGAACTGAGGTTGAACCAGAAACTGTTGAAGTTACTGATCGCAAACCTGAAGATCCACCAGAAGATGTAATGGCAGATGAAGTCCCCGATCCACTACCACCTAATACGGCAGTAGTTGATTCAATCGAACCAATAGAGGAACCCAAAGATGAGACTGATAGCTGAAGAAATAACTCAAGTAGAATTTCTATCTGAGGAAAAAGACGGTAAGAGGTCACACTTCATCGAAGGTGTATTTCTGCAAGCAGAGATACAGAACAAGAATGGACGTAAATATCCATTATCTACACTTCAACGTGAAGTTGCTAAATATACCGAGAATCATATCCAGAAAGGACGTGCTCTTGGTGAACTTGGTCATCCCGATGGTCCTTCTTTAAATTTGGATCGTGTTTCTCATAAGATAGAATCTTTGAAAGAAGATGGAAATAATTTCATCGGTAGAGCAAAGATACTTGATACCCCTATGGGTAAGATTGCAAAGTCACTTCTTGATGAAGGTGTACGTTTGGGAGTATCTTCCAGAGGTATGGGTTCATTAAAGAATGAAAGCAAAGGTTGTTCTGTTGTTCAGGATGATTTTATGCTTGCAACTGCTGCAGATATAGTAGCAGATCCTTCAGCTCCTGATGCTTTTGTTGATGGAATCATGGAAGGAAAAGAGTGGGTATGGGACAATGGCATCTTGAAAGAGTCCTGTGTTGCTCAATTTAAGCAAGAAATAGATGCTGCAACTCTTATAAACCTCCAAGAACGCAAAATTTCCGCGTTTGAGAAGTTTTTAAGAAGTATTTAATTTATAAATAAATACAGATCAACGCTAATGCTAACGGAGAATATTAAAATGGCCGAGACCCAAAACACCGAACTTGATAATATGGAAGAAGTGAGTGAAGGTTCTAACGCTGTAACCAAAAACGCAAAACCAGGTGAAAAGATTGACACATCGAAAGGTGGTGGCAAGAAAGTTATAAATGTAACAACCGATTCCCTTGAGGGTGCGGCTGGTACTAAAAATGCTGGTTCATCTGCTGCTGGTTCGGTTAGCGTGGAAGGATCCAAATCACTTAATACTAAACCTTCCGATGCAAGTTCTAAACAGGAGGAAGTAGAGAATGACACAGAAGAAGTCATCCAAGAAGAAACCCCTGAAACCAAGTACGACTTTAGTCAAGATGTTGACGCTCTTGTCGCTGGTGAAGAACTGAGTGAGGAGTTTAGGGATAAGGCAATAACTATCTTTGAAGCTGTTGTAACAGAGAGAGTTAATACTGAAGCTAAAGCGTTGCAAGAGTCATATGAATCTGCTCTGACTGAAGAAGTCGAAAAGATCAAAACAGAATTGTCTGAAAAAGTAGACGACTATCTATCTTACGCTGCTGAACAGTGGATGAGTGAGAACTCATTAGCAGTTGAGCACGGTATTAAAACTGAGATGGCCGAGTCGTTCTTTGACGGACTCAAAAAACTGTTCGTGGAACAGAACTTTACTGTTCCCGAAGAGAAATTCAACCTACTTGACGGTATGGCTGAAGAGCTTAATGATATGGAAACAAAACTCAACGAGCAGATCGACTCTAATATATCTTTGAATAAGAGAATTGGAGAATTTACAAGAATGGAAATAGTGAACGAATGCGCTACTGGCCTCGCTGAGACCCAGAAGGAGAAACTCGTTTCTCTGGCAGAAGGGGTTGAGTTTGAAACTGAAGAAGATTTTCGTAAGAAAGTCGAAACTATCAAGGAATCATACTTCACTAGGAAGGCTGAAACTGCTGATTCAGCAGTAGAACCCACCGAAGAAGCATCTGCACCTTTGGTAGAAAACACAACGACTGGCACGATGGGTAAATACGTCGATGCAATCTCTCGTTGGTCTAATTAATTTAACTTACTACTATTCAAGGAATAACAATGACTGTTAAACAACTCCAAGAAAAGTGGGCTCCCGTTCTGAACCATGATGCTCTTCCAGAGATCAAGGACACATATAAGAAAGGCGTAGTCGCACAACTTCTTGAGAACCAAGAAAAAGCACAAGTCGAAGAAGGACAAATCCTTAATGAGACTCTACAAACTACAGGTTACACTGCTGGTGATACAGCAACTGGTGCTACTGCTGGTTTCGACCCCGTATTGATCAGTCTTATTAGACGTTCAATGCCACAACTAATTGCGTATGATATCGCTGGTGTTCAGCCGATGACAGGTCCTACAGGACTTATCTTCGCGATGAGAACATTCTACGGTACTGAGCGTAGACCTGCTAACGGCAACTTCCGTGAGGCACTATTCAACGAGCCTAACGCTGGTTTCTCTGGTGGAGCTGGTGAAGACCTCGCTGAGTACGATCCAACTGCTTCAGGTTCTGCAGTTAACGATGCTGAAGGTGCTAACCCAGGACTTCTTAACGATTCTCCTGCAGGTACTTACGAGCAGACTGGTGATGCCACAGGCATGACAACAGCTACTGTTGAAGGACTAAACGATGCTACGGATACTAATGAGTTCCGTGAGATGGGTTTCTCAATCGAGAAAGTCACAGTTACTGCTAGAGCTCGTGCGTTAAAGGCAGAGTACAGCATAGAGATGGCTCAAGACCTCAAGGCAATTCATGGATTGGATGCTGAGACTGAGCTTGCTAACATCCTTTCTACTGAGATCCTTGCTGAAATCAATAGAGAAGTTGTTCGTACAATCTATGTTAACGCTGTTGCTGGTGCTCAAAACAATACTGCTAACGCTGGTATATTTGACCTAGACGTTGACTCTAATGGTAGATGGTCTGTTGAGAAATTCAAAGGACTTCTATTCCAGATAGAAAGAGATTCTAACGCTATCGGTCAGCAAACTCGTCGCGGGAAGGGCAACATTTTGATCTGTTCTGCAGACGTTGCTTCAGCTCTCGGAATGGCTGGTGTACTTGACTACTCTCCTGCTCTTAATGGTAACAACGCTTTGACTGGTGTAGATGATACATCTTCAACTCTAGTTGGTACTCTTAACGGTAAGATTAAGGTCTACGTTGATCCTTATTCTGCTAACGTTGCTGATAAGCACTTCTACGTTTCAGGATACAAAGGAACATCTCCTTATGACGCTGGATTATTCTATTGCCCATATGTACCTCTACAGCAGGTCAGAGCAATAAATCCTAACACCTTCCAACCAAAAATTGGATTCAAGACTCGTTACGGCATGGTATCAAACCCATTCTCAGGTGGTCTTACCCAAGGTTCAGGTGCTCTTACAGCTAATGCTAACAAGTACTACAGACGTGTACAAGTTGCAAACCTAATGTAATCGAAGTATTACATATACTAATCAGAGACTCCTTCGGGAGTCTCTTTTTTTATGCTATATAATATACTCATAGTGTAGTCATGAATAAATGGATAGGAATTAGTTTAGGTGCAATTTTTGGAGTGTCCCATATAGGTATGATAGGATTACTGGCAACTAGACAAAGTAATAAAGTACCATATATTAATCCTCCAGTAGGAGATTATACTTCTTATGTTATCTCAGCAAATGAGGATGGATACAAGATTAGTTACACTGCTAACGATCCTAAGACGATGTACATCACTAAGGAGATCAAGAAGAAGGCTGGTTTCTTAGGACTAGCAAACAATACAACTCAAGTTGTTGAGGAGTATGTCATGGATGGTAAGACCAATCAGGGCGGACCTGTATCTAACAAGAGATCATGGCAAGATCCAAGCACTATCGTAGAGAAAAGTGGTGGAGTATCTGATAAGACTGTAGCTTGTATAGAAGCAGTTGGTGGTGGTAAGAACACAGGTAGACTCGTAGGTACATCAGTTGGAACTGCTGCTGCTCCTGCTCTGTCTGGTATCCCCTTTGTTGGTTGGGTCGCTGCTGGTTGGGTAGCAATGTTTGGTGGCAATCAAGGTGCAGAGATAGGTGGTAACATGGTTAAAGATTTAAATGATAACTGTTAAAGAGATAAATAAGTCGTAATCTAACTTTATATTATGCAGACTCTTTTAATTTTCATGAGTATACTCAACTTATTATTTTATCCATTAGTGATAGGATTCTTTGTTGCATTAATTATCGAACAGATATTCAGGGCACAAGATAAGGCACCTCAAGTTCTTAGGTCTATGGCAATAAGAAAGTATATGTGGAGACAAGCATGGTTTGTAAATATACTATGGTTTCTAGGATATATAATTGTTATGATCATGGTTAGAGGACAAGCACAACCTCAAATGCCAGAAATGATTTGGGACGGAACACTATGATGCAATTTAAAGAACAAGAAATTGATCGTCTAATATGGGCGTGTCAATATCGTAAAGAACATGTTGATTTTAAAAAGACAGGTGCTCAATATTGGTATGATACTTACAATAAACTTCAAAGCAAATTAGAATCTTATAGAGAAGAACTAGATTGTGATGATTGTAAGTACATCCAATGTGATACACATGCCTGATAATACAGCACCATTATTTCCTTCATTCACATTTACTGAAGAAGAACTACTGTGTTTACAGGTGTGCTTACAAAATGCACCATGTCCATATGACATAGGTAAGAAGAAACTAGTATCTGAACTTGAGGATAAGATAGGTAAACCACCTAAAATAGAGGTAGAACCATTGTTGTTACCCAAGTATGATCTAACAAAGTATGGAATAACCGATTAGTTATGAATTATAAAGAAGCAGGTGTTGATATAGAAGCAGGTAATGCTTTTGTAGAAAGACTAATGAATAAGGCACCTGCTATAGGTGGTTTTGGTGGAATGTTTAGAGTTCCTTCTGGATATGAGAAACCTGTATTGGTTTCTGGTACTGATGGTGTAGGAACTAAAATTAATATGGCAGAAATTTCTAGAGACTATACTACTATTGGTATAGATCTAGTTGCTATGTGTGTTAATGATGTAATCTGTTGTGGTGCCAAACCATTATACTTTCTAGATTATATTTCAACCAAGAAGTTAGATGATAGATTAGATC